GTGGTACGTACCTTAGCTAAAAAAAACATAGTACCCCCTATACCCCCTATTAGCCCTATTTATATGGTTTTTAGCCATTTACAGCTAATTATGGAATATTTACCTATGTGCCACTCCTTGACGCTTTTTATGACACATTTGGCACAATATACGTAAATTACTTAAATCGTGCGAACCACCCTTAGATATAGGTATTATATGGTCAACTTGTAGCTTGTTTTGGCTTGTTCCACCAGTTCCACACCATACGCAGAACCTTTGTTGTTGTCTTATTATCTTACGATTGCGTCTATATTCTGCGTCATCATACGGTCGTTTACCTTTGTTATAGCTGTATTTCTTTTTAGGTTTTATTACTGGTATATGTTCTGCACAATAACTTCTACTGTTGTTGTCTGGTGTAAATAACCTACGACACTTTAGACACGGTCTTTGGTAGTTCTTCATCTAAGTCATCTAATATTACTTCGTCAAATATCATTTCTTTAGTTTAGTCTGTTTTTGTTGCCATAGTTCTAAATTTTTTCTTGTACACGCTTTACACCAACTTGTTTTACCACCAATGCCTTGTGGTCGTTTACTAAACTCTTGTGCTATCTTTCTTTCGCTACATTTAGTGCAGCATTTACTTACCAGCTGTCCATAACTATCAAACTCTGGTCTTGATTTACTTGGTTTCTCACGATCTAGTAACTTATCTACTTGCTTGTTGTTTTGTATTTCTATATGACAACTAACGCATATATGACTTCTACCACCCCAGTTTTCATTATCTTTATGAAAGCCACGTGTTTTTCTATTACAACGTAAACAACGTTTCTTTTTTAACTTACCGTGATAATCAAATTCAGCTTCAATAATGTCTAACGTTGTAAATGTTTCTTGCATTGTCTTTAGCAAGTCTTTAGGTGGTTTTGTTTTAAATCTACGTCTTACACGTTCTGGTAAGCAATATAAACCATATTCTAAGTCTTGTTCTAATGCGTATTCTAAGCAATCTATGTTTACTGGACAATCACGGCATATACTATGTGTTTCCCAATACTGTTTATCTGTACGTTCATCAGTACCGGGAAAGAATAAGTTTGTCGGCATTTCATTACATAACGCCCTGTTTTGCCACGTCATACAACAATGGTAGTTGATTAGATTTCTTTTTTAAGTATTTCCTGTGTTTCTTTACTTACTTCAAACTTTAGACTATCTAGCACTTGATTAGATTGTGCAGTTATTTCTTGATACGTTGTACTTAACAACATTAATATACTTTCACGTGGTAAGGAACGTTCTATTGCTAATCCAAGTTGTTTGTAGTTTTGATACTGAAATATTTGCATATCGTAGGTGTCATCATCATTTAAACGTATGCAGTATCTTGATTTAGTATGATCTAGCCAATTTATTGTAAAGTTCATACCACCACACTGGCCATTTTTAGCGTCTGGTTCTACTGGCTCTTTATCTTGTAGCCAATCGTTTAAACCCATAACATTTGTTACAAGTTCTTTTACGTCATCATAACCTGCGTTCATATCGCACATACTCCTAATTCTATTGTATGAATTATAGTAGTCGTGTATTTATCCCATTATTTTTGTCATTATCGCAGTATTTTGCCGAACTGTTCTAATAAATAACCTACACGTTTTGGTATTGGTTCTTGTAGGTAAAACTCTGTTGTTTCTGGTTGCTGCCTAGTTTCCCAATTAAAGTTATAGCCATTTATTGTTAGATCAGTTATATTCCACGCAATAATTCTTGTTTTATATTCTGTAACGTAAATAAATAGCTTTTTATCTTTACTTGCTTGTGTGTAGTTTTTATCGTATTTATATTTCTCTATTAGCCACGGATTGTATTCACGTTGCCTAGATTTTATTTCAATTAGGTAGTTATCGTTGTAGCAATCGTAATGTTCGTAAATGTTTGTTGTTTCATTAAGCTGTCCAAATACATCTAGCTGATTTAATTTATTAATTATTTCCAGCTGCTTCATTTTGCCATTTCGCAATCCATTTGTCTGTATCTTCCCAACACCATTGGCTACTACTCCACGGTTTCCAATAATCATCTCTTGTGTGCATATCTTGTACAAGTAATGCAGCTGCTTGAATATTATATCGTGGAATAAACTGTGCATAGGTATTTCCAACCGGGTAATCCCAGTAAGGTATGTCGTGTTTTTCTTTTACCCAACCGTATGTTTTAGGTATTATCTGGTATAGCCCACTATCTTGATCTTGCCAACGATATGCGTCTGCTTTATTGCGACTTTCACACCACATTACTTTTACAGCTGTTTCTATGTTTTTTTCGTCAAAATGTTCTACAAGTAATGTTGCATATTGATAACAAGTTTCTGGTACATAATTATCGCAATCAGTTAAATCCATAACTTCATTTGCAACGCCATAACCAAAATTATTAACAAGTAAAGCGTAAATTAATATGCACTTAGTTATCATTTGCCCAATCTTCTAACGCTTTCTGATCCAATGCTTTATTTACATCTTTGTTTGTTGCAGTTCTAGCACCTTTTAACAAATGCACGTTATTTACTATGCCTTGTGGTGTCAATGCACCCACGCCATAGGTTTTAACAAGGTTTTCTGCGATAACTGGAATATCTGTTGGTTCATACCCGGCTTCGTGTAGTTGTTTTGCTGCCGAATACATTTTACCCCATTGGTTTTTAGTAGGTTTTTCATATCCACATACTTTTTGTAAGCTATTAACGTAAAAAGTTTGTATTTCCCTAGAATATAGTTCATTGGATATAGTTCTATTGAGTATAGTTTGTGTCAAGTTTTCTATACCCCTACCTGTAAAGTTTTCTGTACCCCCCCTGTCAAGTTTTCTTGACACCCCCCTAGTTAATTTGAGTATATACAGATTGCTTGTTTGTTCGCCTTTATCCTTAAAACGTTGTTTTACTTCAATAACGCCCTTATCTTCCAGACCTTTTAGTGCATTTATCGTACTTTGCCTTGATCTGTTCACATCTTTGGCTAATTTACTAACACTTGGCCAACACTCTTTAGTTTTATTGTCTGCATACTGACCAAGTGCTACATACACCATTAATTCAAGTGGTTTTAGTATTTCTAGTAACCAATGTGGTGTTATTGTAAAAGTAAATTCGTATTCGCTGCCTACAAACTCAATATCTTCTGTCATCTAATTCAACCCCAATGCCATATCGCCAACCCTTTGTTTTTGCTTCATCATAATCTAAATCTTTAAACGGTTCAAACAGTTTACGTTGCCAATCACGTAATCCACCGTATTTATATAAATCTTTTGTTTTATTAAATACTGCTTCAGCAAATGTTTTATAACCAAGCATTTTTAAATATGATTGCAAACTACTTGGTGGATCTTGCTTTTTATCTTCTAATGCTTTTTGTTCTCTTATTGTTTGTGCTTGTGCCGTAAATGATTGTGTCTGGAACTCTTTGCATAGTCTTTTTATCTTTGACCAATCTAAGAACTCATTACCACTTTCAAAATAATCTAGTAACACTTTGCCAAATACATCATCATCATAAATCTGAAAATCATTGTATAGCGATTTAACTGTATATTCGCCAAGCTGTGCGTTTGGCCACCTTATTTTTAGCCAACTTGTCCAGTAAATAAATTCATCTTTTGTCATTTAACTCCATTTCTAATAAAGCAACCATTTTCTTCACTTCTTTTAACTGATCTACAGTTGTGATGTGTCGTAACAGTTGCTTTATGTTTTCTAATACTGTCATTAAAACGGTGGTGCTAAGTCCTCTATTTCAACAACTTCTGGTGTTTGTTCAGCTGTAAATTTCTTCATAGCGTTATCAAACTCGTCCTCGTTCCAACTCGCCCACGGATAACCTTTACCAGTATCGCAACCGTCTTTGTTTCCACATTTCCACAATGGTTGTTTACCTTGTGCAGTTTCACGATTGTCCCAAACCTTAGATCCACAACTTGGACATTTAGGTTCAAACTTAGGTTTTTCACCTACTGTTACTTCTGGTGTATCGTTTGTGTACTTGTAGGTTACTTTTTGTTCTTCTATGTAACCGTCTTTTAGATAATTAAATAGATTGTTTGATATGTTTCTAACAACTTCTAGTTGGTTAGCTATATCGTTATTAGGATCAAACTTATCCTTTGTTAATTCAACTGCTGCCTTTAAAGCAACTTGTTTCATTATTATTTCACTTTGTGTCATTACACTCCTTTTTCTTCTATTAACTCTATTTTTTTACACTCGTTTAATGTTGCTGTTTTATCTTTTAAAACATCTAAAGCATTATCAAGTGTGTCTGCCATAATAGTTTTATGGTATGACACTTCAAATGTGTATTTATTTACCATTTATTCTTCTTCCTCTAATTGATCATCTTCCCATAATTCGCATTTTTCACAACAACGTACATCAGTATTTGTTATTGTATCTTTTACAAAATTATGTTCACAATGTAATTGACCAAATGCTTTCATAAAACACAACTTATGCGTACCTGTAATAAGTAGTTCACGTTCTGATCTTGTTAAATTTGGTAAAATGTCTTGTATATTTTTTCTTGGTTCTACAGACATTTCATTATTTAGCTTTTTAAGTTCTTCGTAAGATAAACTAACAGAACCTCTTTTTTTACAGATAATGCAAGTTGGTGTAGTTACGTCAAATTTTTCAGTTACCATTGTTAAACATATTGTCTGCGTCTAATACTTCACCGTCTTGAAGTCTTTGCCAAAAATCTACATTTGGTTGTTCTTCATATTCATAGCCAAGTATTTTTGCAATGTATACAGCAACTTCACCAAGTAATGCACCTAAAAGAATTATGCCGATAAAACCGACTAATACTATAAATACATCTGGATTACTATATTTTTCCATTTGTTCACTCCTTTTTGTCTTGTCTGTATTATATATAATTATTTAACAATGTGGGGTATTTATAAAAATTATTATGTTATAGTTAGATTTCTAACACTCCATTTGTTAGTACGTAAAAAGATAAGACCGGGTTTTTACACCCGGTCTTTCTTATTGGGTTGCAATGATGAGGATTAAAACGTTTCTTTTGGTTTATATTGTTCTAATGCGTGTTGCAATACAGTTACAAATGAAGTCATAAATGCTACACCAATAAGTTGTAACATATCTGCGTCAATAATCCCTGTAGAGTTAGCTAACCACAATGATATTGCTGATTGCAAACCAGTCCTAAATGCTTTTGCAAACATAAATTTCCAGTATGCTTTCCAATCTTTTTTTCCTACTTTACTCAATGTTATACTTACCCTTTCCTTTATTCATTTTACGTCTATTAACTTCTACTAACTTTGCGTAAGTCATATTGCCTACAATGCCGTCTGTTTTTAGCTTGTATTTCTTTTGAAAGCTAACTACAGCTGCTAAAGTCTTTGCCCCAAAATCACCGTCTATTTGTAGTTGTGTACGGTTAATCATATTAAGCATTATCTGTATTTCTTCTACTTGTTGCCCTGTATCGCCTTTTTTGATTAGCATTGATCTAGTTACTTCTTGTACTACTTCTTGTGCTTTTGTTTCTTCTGGCACTATAGTTAGTCTGTTTTCAATCCATTTTGCCCAATTATCACCCGGACAAGTAGTAGATTTAAAACTTCTATGTGGTCGCAGTTCACCACCAACTTCTTTCCATAATTCTTTTACTGCCATTACAGCTTCTTTACTTGGCATATCATCTGGTTTAGATCCACCAAGCCAACAAACAGCTACGTAATGTTTATTGTTATAGTTTATTTCTTGTCTGTTGTTGCCACCTTGTGCTGCTGAACGGTTACCTGCACCCCTAGCTTCATACAAGTTACCACTATCACCAACACAAAAATTATATGCTATATCGTTCCAACCCCGGTCGTTTTGGTGCAAGTCTTGTATTTGTCGTACTTGTGCCATTTCCTCATCTACGCTTAACGCTTTTGGATAAGCTGACCAATGTACAACTAAACCTTTTACTTCACCTAATTTACTAAATCTTGACTTGTTGGGTTTTGCACCCCACATTTCTCTACTTATTATCTTCATATCAATATATATTAATGTCTGACCACTTACGACCGTCTTTGTTGTGCATTAAGAACGCAGTAACACCGTGTAACGCTGATCCACCACCCTGTTCACTAAACCATTGTTGTCCAGATAAATCATAAGCTGTTGAACATAATACAAGTCTATGATCTACTTCAACACTAAAATGATGATGAAAATGGCCTACAAGCAATACATCTGTATCGTATAGTTCTGCTTTCGTTTTATTTGAACTCATCTTTGTAAACCAATTAACTACCTTAGCTTGTGCGTTAGATCCATAACGTGCTTGGTGTCCGTGTGCAATAGATAAAACTGTATTAGGTAACACTTGTACACTTGTTGTTAAATAATTATCTGGTATGTACCACTTAATATGTTTAAAAGCTGGTGATTTACTAAATATTTCTTCTACACTATCAAATAATTCTACGTCCATATTATCGCCAAAAGAGGTATTTGCCTTGCCGTTTTGTCTGCGTTCACCGTGATTACCCATAGTTGCCATAACAATTACATCAGTAAACAATGGTGCTAATATTTCTATGGTCTTAGTAAGCATACGTCTTGCTATACGCATTTGCTGACGATTATCAAACTCTTGTTCATATAAACCCATTGGGTAGAAGTTGTTGCTGCAATTTTCTACTAAATCACCTAATCCACAAATAACTAACTTATCTATTGTGTATTTTTTACGTAGGTTCTTTAAATCATCTTTAACTTTATAAATGCTTTCAAAATACTGTAATACAGATTGTTCTGTATTTTTCTTACCTACTTGCCAATCGCTACAGCTGACTACTAAACACGTTTCGTGTACTTTTACTTTTGTTTTAGGTTTAGGTTTTATTTTAGATATACGATTAGCTAGTTCTTGTATATCTTTATCTGGTGTGCTGTTTTCACGACTATAAAGATTTGTTTTAAAATAATAAAACTTTGTAGGTTCACTTTCCCCGGTCTTTGGATTTTTACCCCAAGCGTCCCACACTCTAAAGTTTATGGCTTCATCTTTCTTTATATAAAATGTTTTACTTGCACCTTTACCAATCCAGTAGTCAATCCACTCGTCCCAATCTAAATCGCCACGATCTGCTAAACCTTTTGTTGTTATCTGTCCTTTGTTGCCGTTCCACTCAACCCCCGGTTTAAAACCACGTGGATAATCTTCTTTTGGCTTTTGTTCAGCTTGTTTAACTTCTATAAATTCATCAAAGTTCAAGTTGATATTCCTTTGCTATACGTGCTATCGCCCTACGTAAACCCTCTTTTGTTGCTTCGTGCATTTGGCACTCGTCATACAAATATTCTGCTATTGATCTATAACTATATAAATAATGATTAGGTGTTGTTTTCTTTTTTTCTACGCATTGTTCTAGTAAATTAACAATTATCTTTACATTTTCTGGATAACGCACTTCATAGCGTCTATTAGGTAGTTGTTTTGCTTTTTTATCTATAAAATCATCAAAATTTTTATCCATAAAGCCCTTGTTGTTACTTTTAGTCTAATAGATATATACGACAATTAAAGGTTTTATACATACAAAAAACCCACTAATTAAAGTGGGTTTAATGTATTAGTATGTAGATATTTTTATTTTTTAACTAATTATTTCCAATATTAACTATTTCTTTTAAAAAATCCCAACAATATAAACAAAATCTATATTCTAGTATTCCATTATTGGCTTCATAATGTATATCTTCTTGGTTGCCACATAAACTACACATTATAAAACACCTAGTTTTTTAAGATAGTTTTCATACTTAAAGTAGATGTATTTTTTAAGACCTAATCCTGCATATTCCCAATATCCAAGTGTTCTTACTGCATTGTATTCAGGCATATAAAGAACAAATTGTATTTTTTTGTGCATAGCTACTTTATAAAGTGTTCTTTCTTTTGGTAAATAATCTAATTGATTATTTCTAATATTATTCATAAAAATATAAAAGCTTTTACCAAACTCTTTTTCTTTACTTGGATATACCCAACCTTTTTCTTTATCCCACCTATCAGCACCATAAAAAGTTTTAGTATTAGAATAAAAGTCTGTGTATTCAGAAATCATACCGTCTAAATTTGTTCTATCTTCATCATCAAGTAATACACATCTAAAAAAGTTAATATCTTTAGATTGTTGATTAACAATTTTTTTAGTATGACCTGTCCAAGCAGAGTAAAAACCAATGTTATCAATTTTAGTATTCATAAAATCTAGCCATTTATCACGGTTAAAACTACCGTCTGAATTATTAAAATTTATAGGTTTTTCTAAACACTCCATACAATAATTATATAGTAGTTTTTTAGAATATGTGGTATTTTTTTAGGATTTTCTAAAATTTATTGTTGCAAACCAAACACCAAAACTTATTAGGATCATAATACCTACAATATCTTTTGCTGTTCCTGTAAGTAAAAACCACGATATTGCAAACCCTAAAATAGTAAAGGTTTGTGCTGCTGTTTCTCTTAGTATCGCTATTATGCCGTTATATATTTTTTTCATTAAAATCTTCTTGTAAATGGTGTGGCAATAATTTGGCCAACAATAATTACCGGGACAACTGTTTTAGCTGCTTGTGTCTTTACTGCTTGTGGCATATCACTACCAATATCTGATATTACTACACCAGATAAATCAATATCCGTTAGTTGTCCTATTGGATCATTTATAAATTCTTCTATACCTACTTCAACGATTACGTTTTGAATACCATAATCCTCTACATCTGCGTTTTCTGTTGCACGTTCAACATACTCTTGTACAGCTGTTGCAATAGTTTCATCTTCAACAGATTGTTCAGCAATTATTACAACATCATTAGTTTCTACTACACCAAGCACTTCAGCAACAACTTCTTTTTCTTCCTCGCTAAGTTCTGCAACTGTTTCTGGTTTAGTTACTTCTACTACAACAGCTTGTACTATTTGTTTTGTTTCTTCAGTAGCTTTATCTAAATTTTGTACACTTACCTTTGCTACTTCTTTTACAACTTCTATTTTTTCTTCTACTGGTAATGCTTTAACAGCTTCAACTATTTCTGCTTCAGTAGTATCTTCTGTAATCTCAACAACTTGTAATTTTTTCTCAACTTGTTTTATTACTTCTTCTTGTTGATCATCTGGTAGTTCGTCAAGTGGGGTTTCGTTATTTCTTCCACCCACTTCTTCCTGTCTATCTGGGACAATATCCACAATTTCATCTTGTTCAAAATCCTCTTTAATAGGTTCTGTATTTTCTTTTTCATCTAAATCTTCCTGTTCTATAATTATTATTTCTGGTATATCTAGTTCAATAGCTTCTTCTACTATCTCGTATTGTTCTAAATCTTGTTTTTTTATTTCTTCTATAGTGTTAATTAATTCTTTTTTTTCTTGATCTGTTAGTTCTAAATCTTTTTGTATTACGATAATTTCTTCAATAGGTTCGTCAATAATATCTTTATCTTCATCTTTGTCTGCCACGTCAAGTACCACATCATCATCATTAGAAAGTTCTGTTTTGGTATCTTGTTCATCTTCTACAACAATAATAACTTCTTTTTCTTTTTCTTCTTCTTTTGGTATATCGCAATCACCCCGGTCAATTTGTGCATTGGTCATATAACAACCGTATTTATCTTCGTTATCTTGTCTTTCAATATCACGATCTACTGTTCCGTCATCTAATTCTTCTTGTGTGTACTCTACTTCTTCGCCACCTATCTTTACAATTACTGGTGCAAGTGTCGTTGTAGTTGTAGGTGGTGGTGGTGGAAGTGTAGTAGTTGTTGTAGTCGTAGTGGTGGTTGTAGTGGTCGGTGGCACTGTAGTTGTTGTAGGTGGCACGGTAGTAGTAGTGGTAGAAGTTGTAGTAGTTGTTTCTGGAACGGTTGTTGTTGTAGTAGTGCTGCTAGTTGTAGTTGTAGTAACTACATAAGCATTACAAGCGTCTGTTCCTGTAGGTGCTGACCAATCTGTTTGGTTAAAATCAAATGGTGAACCTGCGTATAAGTTCCAAGTATTTTCATTAGTTAATGTAGAAACGCTATTGTCTGTTTCATTATTAGACCTAACTCTATAATAAATATTTGTACCTGCTGGGTCATTAAAATAATACTTTAAATTATCAAGACTAAATGTGTAATACTGCCAAGTATCTGTTTGATGACCAAAAGAAGTTGTAACACAAAAACTATTTGTTTCAGTTATACCACTAGATTGACTAAAGAATATTGTGTAGTTTTCTGGTGGACTATCTTCAAATCCGTCTGAACCTAATATACCAATAGTAAAAGTTCCTGCGTTAACATCATCACTAGCATTTGTTCCATAAGGTGCTTGTGTTGGTACGTGATCTGCGTAAATCGGTAATGGATAAATTAACAAACCAACAATTATTAGTCTGCATAATGTATTAAATTTAGTTATATATCTTGTAAGCACTAAGACATTATACTATTTACAATTACCCCTAATATCATAACGCTTACTGATAACCACCCGGTTAATTCCATACGTGTTGGTCTTTGATTTATACGTGTGTGTATTTCGTCTATTTTTTTATCTAACTCTTTTTGGTTATCTAAAACCATTAAAAGTAGTTCTTTTTGTGTAAGTCCGTTAGTTTCTGGCATAATCTAAATATGATTGTAACAGTATTCTGTATTCTTTCTTTGCTAATGATATTGAACGACCGTCATACAAATCGTGGTGTAGTTTACATAACATAGCAACGTTATTTATGTCGTATTTTCGTGTTTTAGATCCACCCATACCAATATCAAGTAAATGTGCCATTTCTAGCTTTTGGTCATAGTTAATGCACGTTGGCCACTCACAACGGTTGTTAGCACGTTCTAATGCGATTTCACGCATTTTTTGAAGTTCAGTCAATTACTCTGGTTTTGGATTATCAGATTTAACTTGTGTGATGTGATCTTTCCAAGTTGTAGTTCCATTAACATTATCCCAATATTGCATATCTAATTGGTCTGCTATTGATCCATACGCTTCTTGTCTTGCAGACTTATAGCCATTTTCTTGTTCGTCCCATTTAGAATTAGCTAGATCAGTTACAGCTTGTGCATAATCATCATCAGTAAATTCAAGTCTTTCATTATTAACTTGTTTGTACAGTGGCTTTGCAGCTTCTATCTCTGCTGTAGCTTCTGTTGTTAATTCCTCTAATGTTGCCATATCTCTCCTATCTTACTATATATTTCTTATACTTACTTCTTTAAACCATATAAAACAAATTTACCTGCTGAAATATTACCACTTGAAAAAAATAGTTGTATTCCATCAACTGCACTTGTTGAAGTAAAGCAACCACCACCCTGCATACCTCTTAAAGTATTTGGTCCTGCAACAAGTCTTGAACTCTCATTTGTGAAAAAAGTAAATTCACTTGAGTTACTAGCATTAAAAATGTATTGATGACTATGAACACCACCACTTGTTGAATTACTAATAGCAATTTCTAAATCTGATTTTGTATCATTAGTTGTTGCATTAGTATTCCAAGAAGTATCTGACCTAAATATTTTTTGGGCTCTATCATAATTTGCTGATGTATCAGCAGTTCCACCAACAGTAAATCTTAACCTATAACTTACATTATTATTTACAGGTTGAACATTAATTTGTTGCAGTAAATACACATCATAAGTGCTATCAATAGAAGCATTTAATCCACTACTACCACTACTTCCACCACCAAGAATTACACTTGCTACTGCACTTGAAACTGTAAATTCATCAACCTTAATTAAGCTACCTGCCATTATTTAACTCCATATATAGAAACTGTTAAATCACTATAAGTTCCTGTGTTTGCTCTAATAATAAATCCTCTATGTAAAGCAGATAATTTTAAAACCCCTATACCTTTTTCCCCTCTTAACAATGTAGAAGTTCCACCTGATGATTGATACTGTACAAAACTATAACTTCCTGTGTCAGCAGGATTATAAACATACATAGTTGCTTGATTTCTATCTCCATAACCTAAATAAGCAATACTTCCTGCACCTGTTGTTCTTCTTTCAAAAAATCCTGTGTGTCCATACATTTCTAAAGAAGCATAATCATAGTTTGAACTTGATATTTCACTACCACCACTATCTAAAAATCTAAATAAATGCTCACTATCAGTTGATTTATCCATTGGTGTCATAACAATTTTATATACATCATAATCAGTAGTAAAAACATTATCTGCTGACAAAGTTGAAGCTGATGTTGTTGAAAAACTATTTATAAATTCTAAATTACCTGCCATAATCTAACTTTCTGCAATTCCATATAGGGATAGTGTGCCTGAAAATGTATCACTAAAGTTTATATTGCCACTTATTCTTATACCATCAACTGCACTTGCTTGTGGTAAAACTCCACTTCCAAATAACATATAATGCAAACCTAAATATGCAAAACTATGATTTGTGTTAAAACTGTATTTTGAACTGTCTGTTAAATTATAGAAATATACATATCCATTAGTTTCTGTAGCACTTGTTGCACCAGAAACTATATTTATATAACTATCAGTTGTAGTTCTACTTTCCCCAAAACTTCCTGTAACACTTCCATACTGTCTTGCAAATTGATAAACACTTGCAGTTTCTAATACTCCACTTTCAAAATATCTTGCATACAAACCATTTAAACCTGCTGTACTTGGAGATTGTATATCATTATAAGTTAAAAAATGAACATTATAATCTCCAAGATTTGTAAAATCTACATAACTAGCACTACTAGGTGTTTGAGTTTCAATTAATTCTAATTTGCCTAAATCTGCAACTCCACCTAGAAGTCCAAATCTACTTGCACCTAATGGCATAAGTTACTCCTAACTAAAATTCTGTAGTGCATTAAGTAATGGTGTACCTGCATCTAAAAACAAAAATGTTACTAAGTCTATTGCACCACTACCTGTTGACATTGTGTACCCTGCACCACCTGCAGTTTTTGCAGTAACATCTCCACCACCATTTACAGTAACTGCATTAATTGCAACTGTTCTATCTGAAGTATCTTGTGTAATTTGTAGTGTAAATGTTGAAACTCCACTTGTTGGAACATTAGTAAAATCTATATCTGTTATGTTTTCAGTTAAGGTTATAGAACCAGTGTTGCCATTATCTAAATCTATTGCAATAACTCCAGAAGATGAAGTAACTGCTACATCTGTTTCTGCGTAATCAGTTAGTGTAATACCAGAAATTGTTGTATCTAAGTTAACTGTAACTGCACCAGACGTTCCACCACCATTGAGGTTTGTACCAGCTGTAACACCAGTTATATCGCCCTCACCAATAAAATTAGTCCAAGCTGATCCATTGTAAAACTGTAATACATTGGTGTCTGCTAAATAACAAAACATACCCTCAATAGGTGATGTAATTTGTGCGTCCCTTGCTGTACTGTCTGCAAATATAGATATGGATTGTTCCATTAAATAATCATTTACATCTGCTGCTGTAAGAACTTCACCAACAGCAAAAACTTTAAATCCGTTTGCCATATTTTTAGTTTATCCTTTCTTTGTTTAGTTTACTTGTATCTGTCATTAATAACCTAACTTATCTGTATCTAATACACCAAATAATGTGTTATCTAGTCGCATAAACGCTTGTACGTCTGCGTTAGATAGCTTATATGAACAACTAAATATATCTGGTGTAATGTTGTAGCTAATACTGTCTATTATCTCATTTGATGTTATTTGTGCTGGACTACCACCACCGGGTGGTGTAAGTTCTACTTTGACCACATCACCTACTTCACGATCTAAAATACTGTTTTGGTTTCCTGTAGTGGCTTCTGTTAGATCAACAACTAGGTTATCAAATCTAATTAATGCGTCTTTAAATTTACCAAGTAAGAAGTTTGCTGCGTCATTTACTTCACTATCGCTATCGTTATATAATCCACTTCTACTTAATGTTCTAATCAAATATTTACCTTGACTAGCAGTATCTTCTACTGTTTGTGTTGTACCACCTGTTCTTGTTAAAGAAACTACGTTAAATATCTCATTGTCATCATTGATATAATCTACACGCAAGTATGGTATATCTGAACCGTCATCACTAAATGTAGCGTCTGGTGTGCTTGGGAACGTAGTATGTCTTGATCTAAATGTTAATTTACCGTCTTTAGACATAAATAATAATCCATTTTCACTACGTTCAATATTCTGTAAAACAGATAATGTGTTTTCACTAATGCCACTTAATGATTGCATTGTAGATATTCCTGTTTCAATATCACGTTCTGCACCGAACTTAACGTTAGCGTTGTCTAATACATTACCTACTAACGTGCCACTATCTGTACTACTAAAAGAAGCATTAATTAAACTTGTGTTTGCTAATTTCATAAAACCGTCTGAAGCAACAAAATCTGCAAAAGAGTTTGATTGATCTGGATAAGTTAGGTTTATATCTGTTACAAAACCTACAAATAAATCTTTGTATGTAGAACCGTCTGTTGTAGCGTCTACCTTTATAGCAATCATTGGTTCAATACCCGGTGAATATGGACTTGATGTATTAGTGTTTTCGTATTTACGTGCATTATTTAATAATCGTACTGAACAACTACCAGTAGTAAATGTGTCTAAATCTCTTGATCTACCACGGCTTATACTAACACTTTGTACATCACTTGTTACGTCTGTTAAGGTTACTGCACCACCTAGTTCTGCACTATCTAAAACACCACGTACTAAGTCATCTAATGTAAATGTGTTTTGTGTAAAACCTATGCGAACACGTACTGTTGGTGCTGCCATTACTCTATTGTGATTACCCTATTTAACGCACCATTGGTTCTGTTGAACTCTTTTAATCCTTGTATAACTACGTTTTTTGCGTCCTCTGGATTAGTTACAGCTGCATTAAAATTTACTGTTACGTTTTGTTGTGCTTGTGATGTTAATGTTTGTGCAGTACCTATTGCAGATTTAGCTAAGTTTTCTACAGCATTTTGTGGCATACCACCTGCTTCGCCAACAACTGATTTAACTTCTGCTTCTTTAGCAAATTTTATTTCTGCTAATCTACCAATCTCACCAAAACCTAAATCTATACCTATTTTACTAAGTATTTTTTTTGTTTTATTTGCAAACGAATTTATCTTATCAATAAATCCATTTATTCCTCGTATTACTCTATTTACCATTTTTTCAAACCTTTCTGGGAACGCCCTTAAAAATGGTAAAGAAAATTTTTCAATTAATTTAAAAGCAAGTTTAAATGCTGGTGCTAAAAGTTTTACTAAAACAGATCCAACCATTAATATTGGTGGAATTAAAGCACCCAATACTTCGCCAATCGTATCTATGAACGGTGCTGCTTTTTGCATAGCACCAATTAGCATTGGCCCTATTTGTTCTACTAAATCCATTATTTTTGGTATTAACGCTGTAACTATTGGTAACAACGCTTCACCCATTTTTGCTTTTAATTCTTTAACTTGTGCTGCTGCTTGTTTAGATTTTGTAGCGTAACTTTCTTGTTCTGCGTTTAAGTAACCTTGTGTAACTGCTGATTTTCTTGTAATCAGTTCTAATGTTGCTTGTGCTTTCTCTTGTTTTGTAAGTTCACTAGCAGCAGTTTTCCCGGTCATTGCAAACGCTTGTGTTTGTACTTCTGCTTCCGATATAGCTATACCATAGGTTTTAAGACTTTCACGTTCACCAAGTAACGCTTTAGTCATAGCTTCTAATACTGGTTGTGTTCCACCTTGTACGTTGTTAAATGCTGCTACATCACCAGCTAATGTTGCAAGATTTTGTGAAAAACCAACACTAGCTTCAGCAGACATATCAATACCTTGCAGAACCATACCTGTTGTTTTAAGTAGATCCTGTAATTCAAATTCAGCTAGACCAGCTTTTTTGGAAAAATCTTCAATAAATGTACCGAACTCTGGTATTGCGTCCCCAAATGTAGCTTGAAACGCTGCTTCAGCTTCCATAGCGTCTGAAGCTAGGTTGACCATTTCTTTGCCAACAGTTGCTGCACCAACTCCTAATGCAGCAAAACCTATAGCAGTTGCCTTACCAAGTTTTCCAGCAAAATTACCTAAACCTTGTAATGCTTTTTGTCCTTTTGTAATATCTTTAACAAACTGATCTGTTTTACCAATTATTGCTATTGATACTTTTTTCTCAAATGCCATTATTTAATTGCCTTTACTAATGCGTCATACATTTTATCGTTATATGTTTCTAGTATTTCTTTTTGGTTTCTACTTATAGTTTTACCTACTACGTAACCTTGTTTGCCTAATTTGGTAAATGAACTGTCGCCACGATCTCTTGCGTTACCAATCCATTTTCTATATGGGAACTTAGCACCCGGTCTTGAGTGTGGTAATCTACCTACTTCTGAAGCTGTTATAGCCCTAGTTTTACCACTTCTAGTTGGTACATATTGAAACCTACGACCAAACTCCATAGATAACGCACTTGGGTATCTATCGCTTGTTTTAATATTTATCTTTGCTTCAGTACGTGTACCAGAAGCAGTAAAACCCATAGCTGAACGATTTGCTTTAGGTACTGGTTGTTTACGTCCAAGTGTACGGCTATCTGCTAATTGTTCTTTAGCTATCTCTCTATGAAATTTTGATAATGTTTTAAGAACATCTTTTTTTCCATATTGTTTTAGTTCTTTAGCTAATTCTCTAACTTCGCTGTTATCTATTGCTAAATCGGTTTTTTTAAATGTTCTTGCCATAATTATCGTATTTCTTGTTTATAACCCTTACTAGTGCGTCAAACATTTCCATATCAAGTTCTGCTATCTCTTGTGGGTTTATTCCTGTTTCTGCTGCTATTGCTGCAATTAAGTCTATAAACCCGGTTACGCTTTTAAATTATCACTTGATCCAGTAATGTCTAGTTCTTCAACTAAACCAATCCAAGTATCGTAATCTTCAGTAACGCCATTTCTCTTTGCACCAAGCCAAGCCAAATACAACAACCACTCATAACGTTGTTCATCTTGTAATCTTGAAACTGGTACATCAAACTTGCGTTCAAATTTAACAATATCTGCTGGTTTAATATTTACTTCGTACTTCGTGCCGTCTGCCATTATGACGACCATATTACCCATTACGAAGTTGCCCTAGTAATTGTTCCAGAAGTTGGGAACGATACGGACATTGTAGCAAGTTCACCAACTGCGTTAGCTACTGGTATGTGTTGATTTACAAGCACGTTTCCAGAATAACTTGGGTTAGTAGCACTTACTGATCCACTAGTAGGTTTTACAACAAATGCTGTTGTAGATCCCAGTAGTGGGAATAATGTAGCGTCCACTTCTGAAGCTGCGAAATCTTGTTGGAACTCAATAGATAGTGTTCCGTCCTTTAATCCACCAGTTCTGGATTGAAATGTATCACCCATAGCTGTTGTAACGATTTCATCAGCTGTAATATCTAATGTAACACTTGAAACGTGGTCTGATAGATCAACGCTGTTCAAGGTAACACTAGCGTCTGTTAAAACAAATTTTGCCAATGTAAACTCCTTTCAGACTTAATTTTATAGTTTAGTAAAGAAGTTAAGTTGTGTGTGTTATTCTAAAAGAACAACCCACCAATAAGGTGGGTTATCCTCAACTATAACGAAAGGAACAATATATGTCCTATGTTTGACGCACCTAGCATATACCAAGTATGTCAAACTTAGTACATACTAAGTATGTCTAAGTTGGTATGTTAAATAACTTTAGTTTTGACTATATTACTTACTTTATCTGCGTAATCTAAATCTAAGTTTTTATGATCTACGCAGTAGTCCATTTCTACTTTACTGAACCAAGTAGTACCAAATTTTTCACTACGGTATTGTTGTATCAGTTTTTCTACTGGTTTACCACAACCACCTTTAGCTTTACTATTGTTACTACCACCAAAAGCACATCTAACAATATCTTCTGGTCTAGGTAAGTTTTCTGGGTTTCCTTTGAAAGCCATTTTTTACTCCTTTTGTATAGTTAATACAATTATAGGTAGTTTTTTTTATTTTGTGAAGTATTTATTAAATTATTCTATGCCGATTGTTGCGTGGATAGAAAAACTTGGTGATGTTCCAGATATTGTGTAGTTAAGTCTAAAGTAATCATCAGTTATTGCACCTGCTGCACTTTGGTAATCAGCACCTATTGCAGTTATGTCGCTAAACGTAATGACATCAGTTGGACTTGTAAAACTAGCGTTGTCATCTGATTGAAGTTTAAAAGTAACTGTTGGTGTTGATGTACCACTAACAGCTGTACAATGTATAGCCACGTATATTTTTTCAGTAGATCCAACTGCACCTAACTGTACCCCGGTTGAATTACCAGTAGTAGTTAATGCACTGTCTATTTCTATTTTGCCTTGAACCACTTCGTCATCTGATTGCGATTTTGAAATACTAAATGGTGCTATCTCACCTACTGTTCCAAACATTTGGTAACTAAATAATCTTGATTTCATAAAGTAAGCTGTATTGCCTACACCTGCGTCTGGTACTGTTGTAACAATTAATTCGTTGCCTACTGACGCACCAAGTAATGCGTCTGGTTTATTTGCCCCAGCTTCATAAAAGCCGTCTAATTGTAATGTACTGTCTTTAAGTCCACCTAGTCTTTCACGAAAACCACCACTATTAATTGTTGTAGCGTCTAATTCTTCTGACATTATTTCTAGGTTTACACTAGTTACGTGGTCTGATAAATCGTAGCCACCACTAAATACTTTACCGTCATTAAATACAAATTTAGCCATTTACTTCTTCCCACGCTTCGTTAATATTTGGTGTACTTTTATCATCTTTTTTAAATGTGCCGTCTTTTTTTCTAGCACGTCTTTTTTTAATAGTAATAGGTTCTATGTGTCCACCTTTTATTAATGACTTAGCAATATTTTCATCATCAATAGTTATGGTGTCGCCTTTTACTTTATCCATAACTTTTTTGTTGCCTATAATCTTGTATTTAGCCATTATGATCCTTTCGTATAAACCTCTATTGTTAAGTTAGCACCTACACCGTCTATGCCGTTTAAATTAACATCTGCTGCGTAATTACTTACGTTTACAACTCGTGCGTCTGTATCGCTTAGTCCTAAAGTCTTATTGTTATATATTACTTGTCTTACACTTGATGAACCACTTCCTGTAATAAAAGCGTCTAGTTTATCTTGTGCTGTTCTACTATCTGCACGTTGAACAGCTACTAACATATCAAATGTATATAGATCAGTTCCCCTTTGCATAGCTAAATCAAACTGTATTTCTGTTGGTATAAAGATTGCTACCGGGAAGTTTATTGCGTTATCTGGAACTGTATCATAACAACGAAGTCCACTTATGTTGCCTACAGTTGTTTTTAAACCGTCCCTAATTTCTGCAAGTGTAGCCATTAAGAAACACCTAAAACTGTACCTTTACGAAATGGTGCAATTAATCGTGTTATTTCCCTATTCTGTTGAATATTGACTACGCCAAAATCACCAACACCAGCAACGCCTAGTGGTGCGTTTCGCATAGCAAATAGTTCACTAGCTAACATTAATGTAGCTTGTTTAATTTGGTCTGGAACACTTGCATAACCCCAATTCGCAGTAATTTCAGCACGTGGTCTGTTACTAGAATAATCTAGTGGCCACTCGTGATTGCCGTCTGAAATTAGTTCTACAACATAAAAAGGATTACCTGTAATACCACCAACTATTCCATTGATTGGTAATACTTGATAATCTGAACTTGCAACGGTTACTTCATAAGTACCGTCATCATCATCATCATATTTAACAACTAACCCGGTAGTTGTTGAAATATCATCTACACGAAGTCTGTATAGATCATTGGTAAAAAATTTACGTGCAGAAGTTGATCCATCTGCATAAAAGTATCTACCACAAAAAGCGTCTATTTGACGACTAGCTGCATTTACTGCGTCATCAATTAAGGTATCGTCTGCTGTATCGCTTGTAGGTATTCCAACAAACGTCTTTAATTCGTTTTGAGTACAGTAGCCATTAGTAATTGCCATAAGAAATTATCTACCTTTCTTTCGGCCTTTACCTTTGCCACCTTTCATTTTCTTTTTTCCGTAACCGATACCTTTTGGCATAATTACTTCTTTTTCTCTACTTTTTTTTCAGCTTTAGGTTTTGCAGATTTTGTTTCAACTTTGCCACCAGCTGCTTTAATAGCTTTTTTAACTTCTTCAGCACGTTTTGCCTTTCCATAGACTTCGTAATGCTTTAATTCTTTTTTTAATGCTTCTATTAATACTTTATCTTTTGCCATAATACTTTCCTAAATGGTTTGGCGTGTTAGTTGCCCAACACACCAAAACCATAATTTAATTAAAAGGTAGGTGCAATAAGTCCTGTACCTACGATTTCTGATATTCCTTTTGGATATCTTCCAGAAGCAAAAGCAACGTAACCATAAACAACCATTTTTGTTGTTAAGCTACCTGCGTTTGTTTCTTCAAATTTAAGTTGAAACAAATTATCTTCAAATAAGATATGGTCATCAACTTTTGCTATATAAATAGCGTCTTCAGTACCAGCACCTAGATCAGTTCTAATGTTAGCGTCTGTGATTACTGGTAATCCTAGAACACTACCTACAACTTGACCATAAGCTGCTGCTTCCCCAACACCTGCTGCGTTGTCTGGGTTGTTACCAGCTGGTAATACTAATGGACGGTTTGAACTGTCCACACCTGCTGTTAAGAAACCCCAACGTCTTGGGTGCATAAGGATTGCAGTAGCTGGTGCAAATCTATTTGAATTGATTTCCTGTACTGCGTCTGCAAGTTTTGGATATAACTCTGCAACTGTTGGACTTGCGTCTGTATAAGTTGTTTGGTTGATACCAGAAACTTGTGATATACCTAATGGTTGTCCTGAAGATCCAGAACCGTTAATCATAAGGTTATCTAATTTTGTGTAATAAGCTGCAACTAAGTCTTGGAATATAATGTTTTCCAATGAGAAACCCGGTTGTCCACCTCTTTCAAGTGCTTGTCTTGAAACGTCTTGCTGACCTGCAATAGTATCAACATTGACTGTCAATAAGGTGTCGTCCATATTTGTTTCTTGAACAGCTGAGTTTTCACTAGCTTGTTCTGCTGCTGCTGATCCAGTTGTTATTCTGGATATTTCAATTTTGTTACCGAACGCTGGTAAGTCCTTTTTAGGAACAGCGTTATAAAATGGTGAACCTGCTCTTGCGATTGGTGCGTACTCATCTACTAAGTATTGAGGTACAACTAATCCTGTAAAAGCACCAGTTCCAACATCTCTGGCTTCAAAATCTTGGTGCTTGTTAAGTCTTTCTTGTGCTTTAAAGTCGCCACTTCTAGCTGACCAAGCGTCTGCAATAAAAGAGTGGTCGCCACCCTCTCTATACAAATCTGGCTCGTTCACTTCTACAACAGCTTCTTTATCGCCTAAGTCTTCGTCCTCAACACCAAGTGCATTTCTGCTTTCTTTAACTGCTTTCAAAGTTTCAGCTGCTTCTCTTGCTTCTTCAATCTTCTCGTTCATATCTTTGATTTCAGCGTGAAGTTCATTTGATCTAGCAAATTTGCTATCAAAATCTTCCCCTGCTTCCATTTCATCAAGTTCTGAAACAAGACCGTCAAGTTCAGCTACTTTAGCTTCTCTAGCTTCAATTAATTTTTTCAATTTAATTTCCTTGTTGTTATTTTCTTATACTTCTGCGTAGAGTGTGGTAGTTAAGTGTGATACACGGCTATAACCACGGCTATACGTCTTTTAGCGAATACCGTCCCTTTCAAGTTTCATTTTTAATAAATCCACTTTAGGATTGCTTCGCTTTTTATCAACGTCATCACTTTCTGCGACTTGGTTAATAAAACTTTCTAGAATCTCTGTAGCTTTTTCGCCACTTCTTGCTTCAACTAATTCTTTGTGCAAGTTCTCTATATCTATTCCACGAAGTTTTGCACCTGCCCACGGATTAGCCGGGTATGTTACTACTGATACGTCAAATAGTCTTGCTTCGTTTACTTCTCTGTTTTCACCGTTCTGGTCAAAATTATCTTTGATTGCTGCAAAAGCAAAAGACATTTCGTTTAAATCACCACGCTTCATAGCACTTGACACTTCTGCAACTGTTGGGTTGCTTGGATCAAGTTCAGCACGTACAAATAAACCATAATCATCTTCTTCTAGTTGTAATGTACCTGATGAAGTTCTTGCCAATGGAATACCGTCGTGATTTACTAAAAATCTTACGTCATCTTGTTCTTTTAATGTTTTCTTAAATGCACCGGGTTTAATTGTTTCGTTGTATTGTCCACGGCTATCTCTTACGCCATAAGGTTTGTCAAATACAGAAGCATAACCTGTAAACAACAATGTATCGTTATCGTTACTATTGCGTTCTTCTACTGCACTAAATGTAAAACTTCTATTTTCAGTTTGCTTATCCATTTCTTTAAGAATAGTGTTGCGTTTTTGTGTTTCTAGTGTTTGTGATATAGCAACTGGTCTATCAAACACTTCTAAATGTTGTGTATTCATTTTTTCTTCCTTTGCACTATAACGTGGGTGTTCTGTTGGTAATAAATCATTGTCTGATCTATAAGCCGGGTTTTGTGGTCTATCGTTCTTTAATAAATAACTAAATGCACGTAACCTAGCTAGTCCCCACGCTTGACGACTAACACCCGGTCTATGACTTGTTGAGTATGCACCAAATCCACGCCTAACAACTGCTTTTGCAGTTCCCATTTTCAACTTACGCCAATCTGCCTTACCCTCAACTTCTTCATTATGTTTTTCTATTCTTCCTCTAATAGATTTTTCTGTGCTTTCGCTAAAGTCTATGCCACCAGATTTACCACTTGCAGAACCTTTTGGATTTTTCTTACTTCCTTTTACTTGGTCGCCTTTTGGTGCTGGTGTACTTGGATCATTACGTGGTTCTAGTTCACCCTCACTAACAAGTTGTGCAATTTTTCTATCTGCCCAATCTGCTGCTTGCATAGGATTAGTCCACGGATTAGAACCCCACAATAAAAAAGCGATATCGCTAGCTCTGTATGAACTAGGATCGTTTGGATTACTTGGTTCTCTATCTAAATCACTTAAATGTCTTTTATGCCAAGCTGCTATTTTTACAATCTTGTCAATGCTTAATTGTTCACCTTTTGCCATAATACGTGCTTGTCTAACTGTTTCATCAACTAAACCGTCCCCTGCCTTATTAAGATTGTCTAAACCACGTTGTGCGTTCTCTTGCATAAATTTAGGTGGTGTTCTATCAACTTGTCGTAATTCTGTATCTTGATCTAAACTATTTTCTTCTTCTTTTTGTTTAGCTTCGTTAATCAATATTGCTTGTAATTGTTTTTCAGCTTCTTCGTGTGTTTCGTGGCAACCCATAATCCTGCCGTCATCAAGTTTGACTACTGCGTGTCCTTGACAATCTTTATTGTCCATTTGTATTTCGTATGGCATTAGTCTGGCCTTACTACTATTACATTTCCAGACGCACTAGAACCAATACAATACAATTCGTTGTCTTGTGGAATACGCATTGTTGTTGAAGCATTGTTTGCAAGTTCAAATCCTGTAGTTGTTGTAACATTAGAACCACCTAGATATATTGATGAACCGTGTTCATTATGTATATATATTTGTTGATGAAAATTTACGCTATCTATAATTTTTGTAGATGTTAAGTTATTAACAGCTATACTTGCACTAATCATTTGGTAACTCGTTTGTTGGGTCGTGTTCGTCTATACCTTGTGGTTCAAGCGTTGGATCTACCAATGCACCTTGTAAACCAATATAGAACTTGTCGCCACCCTCGTAAGGTTCTAAATCCATTTTTGCCCTAGCTTCGTTTGGTGTCATAATTCCAGAACTAACAGCTACTTGAAATGACCTAACCCTACTTAGTTGGTCGCCACGGCTATATTCATCTGTATCTAACTTAACAAACTGTTTACCCGGTAATAATGTGCTAAATCCGTCCTCTATTCTTCTAATCCACGGCAATAAGGTATGTCTAATAAAAGCAAGTCCATTACTTTCAATATTTGAATAAACGTTTGAACCGTCTTTAGATAACAACAAATGTGCTGGTATTCTAAATACTCTTGCTATTTCGTGAACAATCTGATCTCTTGCAGCTATAAGTTCGTTTCCTGCTGCGTCTGATATAGCTTTCCATTTTAATCCACCAGTAAGAACTGCTGGTTTTCTATTTCTATTATGATTATTCAACCAAGTTTCTTTTAATATATTAGCTTGTTCAGCTGTTAAATCTCTATCTGTTTCTAATACAGAACTTGGTGTACCACCCTGTCCATAGAATTGTGCAATATGCCTTTCCATAGCTAATGCAAGACCATAAGTATTTGAATTGGTACGTAATGGACTAACACCTATAAGTTGTCCCGGATATGAATACCAAGTGAAGTGCAACATATTGTTACTTGTAATTTTTCTATCGTAAGAACCTTTTTTAGTTTGTAACATATAAACTTTTTGTCCGTCTGACATTTCTACTTTTACTTTTTCTGGGTGTATTGGTGTAAGTTGTATTGGTCTGCCTTGTCTGTCTTTATCTACTAACACGAAACTATTACCGTGCATAGCTAAAGATGTAATTATTTGATGTAACAATGAAAACATTGATAGATCAAGACTTACATTTGGTTTTTCTAAAAATTTTGGTTTATCAGTAAATATTGTCTTTTGACCGTCATAACGAAGTGTTTTAACTGGAAGTAACGCAATACTATCAGCAATTAATGATATTGCACTAAATACAGTTGATATGCCAAGTGCAGACATTTCATTTACTTTTTCGCCTGTATAGTTATACAGACCACCCTCGCGTAAAGCTAATAAATCAACAAGGTTTCCTAAAGCTGCGTCCCTGTTTTCTACTCTTTTGAATAAACTCATCTAACTGCTAAATAACTTCCTATAATTAAAAACGCACCAGCGATTATTAACGCTAATGATACGTTTATTGTATATACTCCATAAATTATAAGTCCTGCACCTATTACTTCAGCTAGTGTTGTTATATAGTTTTTCATAGATTTATAATAGCAACTTCTGGTTCATCACTTAATGGTTCTGGTGCAGTTATTCTGTCAAGCATTAAAACCATAGCTATTGCACCGTCAATTTTTCTTTTACTTCTACCCTTAGATAAACGCCAACCCATATCTGTTATCTTTTGTGCAGCACTCATTACTTGATCTGTAAAGGTTGGATCGCCGTCGTGTCTTACTTTTGTGTTTGCAATTAAATCATAAGCATTACCACACGCTGGTATCATACGACTATGTGTTTGTGGAAAGTTAACCATAGGTACACCCCGGTCTAGTAATACTTGTGCAGAACGTTCAAAAAATGCTGGATCGTATGCTACTTCTTTAACTTTGTAGTCTTTCATTAATGAAATAATAAATGTTTCTATTTCTTGGTAATCCATAAAGTTGTCGTCATTAGGTAGCCATATTTTAGATTTCATATTAATTACTTCATTGTCATCTTTCTGGCCATACACTATTGCAACGCTATCGTGTCGTAGTGCCATATCTACACCAACAAATGTATCTACACCCACTTCTAGTTCTAATTCCTCATCTTGACAAGCTAACCATTTTTCTATTTCTATCCAGCTTTCTTCTTCTGTTCTTGTCCATTGGTTTAGGTGGTATCTTTGAAATTCGTTTAGTGGTAATGATTTATGCCTACGTCTAAGGTTTTCTATTGGCCACCAATCATTTGGTATTGCCGGGTTTACTTTTTCCCAAATACTTTCATCTGTCGGTGCGTCATCATCTTTTGCACCAATCCATTTAAAATAAAATTCTTCATCTTCTTGTTTACCAGCTTCTTTTAATAATCCACGTTGATACATACGACCTGCCATACTATCTAAATCGTGTCCAGCTGTTGTGATATTTAGCACTAATCCGTCTTTACGTTTAGCTGTATTGTTTGATAAAACATAATGTACACGTTCTAAGTTAATGTTATTCCACTCGTGTATCTCATCAGCAATAAAGCAACTATTTCTACCACCGTCTGCTGTTCCTGCTTTTGCTGCTACTCTAAATGCCCTACCCGGTGCGTTCTTTACTTGTATTTCGTTTTCAAATGTTTCAACCATATCACGCAAAAATATACTTTCTTGACACATAGTTTTCATAGTTCCAAACACTAGGTTTGCTTGTTCGTAACTTGCAGCAGCAACGGCCACTAATGGACTAGTTACACCAGATCCAAGAAGTTCATACATACCTATTGCTGCTGCTAATGCTGTTTTACCATTACCTTTTGGTAATCCTATTAACGCTTCCCTATATTTTCTTTCGCCATTATCTTTAATTTCATATAAATCATAAATTATTGCTTGTTGCCATTGATCTAACTTGAATGGTTCACCAAAGAAATCACCCTCACCGTGTACGCAAAACTTCTCTATAAACTTTACAACTCTTGCACCTTTTGTTTCCGGTAAGCTAATCATTATTCTTCTTCTAACATTAATATACGTGGATCAATTAATTCTTTTTCTTCATCATCTTGTAAAAGTTGTTGTAATTGTTTAAAGCCCATTTGTGCTTCACCAAACGCAATACCAAGTCTTTGCCTAGCTAGTGGTGTAAGTCCTAGTTCTTGTTCTAATTTTAAAATCTTTTCTTCTAGCTTTAACGTTAAGCTAATTAATGGATTGATTGTAGGTTGTCCAGTTGATCCAACACTTAATAAACCTTTATTACCTAAATTTTGTATTGTACGATTAGCACGTTCTACTTCATCATAGTATTGAAACAAACGATAAAATGCCGGGAAGTCCACTTGTTGTGCTGTACTTGCAAGTTCACTATCCCAATATTGTTTCCAGTAATTACGTGTTTTAGTCAGCCAACGTGAATTGGCTTTTGGTGTTTCAAATGCTTTTCCACCTTGTATCACGTTCAATGAATTATCCCTATGTCCTGTTAGTTTATCTTTTTGTTTTGGTATGCGACCACGTTTACCCATTATTGTGCTAACCTTAAATATAAGTATAAGTTAATAAGGAGTAGGAGTTGACTTTTTTTGTTTAACTGCATTTCTTGTTGAGGTTTTATACTCTCTTTATGCAATAAGGTGGTCGGCATTAGTCGGCCACTTTTATTTCATCTATAAGTTCAGCTTTTTGTCCTGTTAAATTTTCCCAGCGTTTTAAAATTACATCGCAATATTCTGGCTCTAATTCAAAAGATATATTTTTTCTTTTTGTATTTTCACAAGCTATTAAAGTAGATCCACTACCAGCAAATAAATCTAAAACCGTATTGCCTACTTTACTACTATCAGTTATTGCTTTTTCTATAAGTGGTACTGGTTTCATAGTAGGATGTAAATTATTTAGATTGGTTCGTTTTATATCCCAAATGTCTTTACCGTTTTTACCACCATAAAAATTATGTTCCTCAGACCAACCATAAAATATTGGTTCATACATACTCATATAATCGCTATTTGATAAAGTATGATTACCTTTAGACCAGATTATTAAAGCCCTTACTGATAAATTATTTTTAATTAATAGTTGCCACAATTTACCTATGCCTAATCTGTAGTAAGTAATATAAAATGCTCCTTTATTATATTTTTTTATTATGTTAAGAAAACTATTTATAAAAACTTCGCTATCTACGTTGTTTAAATTATCATTTTCAATATTTTTATATTTACTGTTAAAACTTTGCGAACCATCAGCGTGAAAACTACCAGTAAAATCCATATTATACGGAGGATCTGTAAAGACCATATCAGTTTTATTTTTTATTATTTTTTTAATTAATTCTTCATTTGTAGCATCGCCACATACTAAGGTATGTTGTCCAAGTTTATATATATCGCCTAATTTAGTTTTTGGTTTTTTTGGTATTTCTGGTAATTCTTTTTCTTTTACTTCATCAAATCCAATTAATTTATATAAATCATCTTCAGTAAAACTTGTTGCTTCTAACATTTCTAAATCGCTTGAAACAGAACCAAGCATATCTGCTAGTAAATCATCATCATACGTTCCTAGATCAGCTGTACGATTATCTGCCAACGCAAATGCTTTAGCTGTTAATTCATCATCATCTGTAAATACAACGGCTATTTTATTCCAACCTAGTTCTCTAGCAGCTGCAAGTTGGTGATTACCAGAAATAACTTCACCGTCTTTAGTTGCAACTATTGGTTTTCGTTGTCCAAACTTTTCATAGCTTTTTTTTACAGCTTCAACGTTACCTTTACGTGGATTGCCGTCTAGATGTTTAAGTTTATCTATTGGGTACGCTAATGTTACAAGATCATCTGCTATTTGGTGTTTGTCGGTCATAAAAATCCTTTGTATTAGCAATCTTACTTAGAACCACTACGTAACAACATAATACTACATAACCACGCATAACAACGTTTTTTAAAAACTATAAAAAAACAAAAAAAAGCATAAATTTGGGTAAAAAAAAAGTGTGC